TTAAACTAATTTTTTATTAAATATATTTGAAAGACCAGTATTTTTAATTCTATTTTGTATTTCTTCTCTGTCTATGGAATATAGACCTTTTTCTTTCATTCTGTTAAAAAATTCTGCACCAGCAAAAGTATATCTATTTTTTCTTCCTTCTTTAGTGTGTATTTTGGAAGTTGCATAGCTTATGATATCTCCAATAGCTGTATTAGTTGGAAGTGTTAGAGTAGGAATATTGAGTGCACATTTTACGGCATTATGACCGGCAAGAGATCCTGTACATATAGCTTCTGTGTGACCTACAAAGAGACCACTTTTTTCTCCACCGCAAAATAAGTTATCTATGCCATTTACTTTTAAGTCCACAGAAACGGGTGCGATGGAAAGATATCTTATGGAATTTCCCTTACCTCCAGAATACGGATCTATGAATTTGACATTTTCTAGACCTTGTATTTTACGCAACTTTTCTAAAGGATAATAAGATGTCATTAACTTTACATGGCCTGTATCTAAAAGTATTACATTTTGTGCAAATTCTTTTAAAGCATACTGCTGGCATACTTTAGCCTTTAACTTATCCATATTTACATCTTCTTCTGGAACTTTAAGTACTACTGCACCTTTTTCTTCAATTTCATGTAAGAGATTTTTATCTATAGTATCTTTAGCAAGTTTACAGGAACCGCTGAAAGCTCCGTAAGTTCCATCTAATCTCTCGCCGTGAAGATCTTCTACTCCAGCACATTTGCTTATGCTTATTCTAGGTCCGAAGGAAGGACATCTAAGTATGCACATGGAACAGCCGTTACCATATTTTATACAGTTTCCCATAGGACCTGTGGAACCTGTAGTCTCAACAAAGGCATCTGCTTCTTCATAATCTCCATTTGAGGTATATATGCCTTTTATTTTAGTCCCTTCCATTTTTACATCCACTACTCTTGATATTAGCTTTAGTTTTATGCCTTTACTTAAAATATATTTTCTAACAGCTGGTTCGATTTTATTTACATCATAGAGCCAAGCATGAACATGATTTATGGTATTGCAGCAGATTTAGGGAATACTAGGATGAAACTTGTGTACTTTTTCACTTCCCCATAAGTAAACATCAATATCACCTGTATTACCATTCCAGTAGATTTTGTCAATTATGTTTTCTAAGATATGCCTTTTGATTGACACATTTTTTATTAGGGCAAAGGATGAATTGAAATTTTCTAAGGCTTTTTCTATTATATCTAGATCTACATTTTCTTCTTCAATATTTTTAGACTTGTCTAATTTCAAATTTAAATCCTTTATTGTTTTTGCTAAGTTTTCTATTTTATTTAGGATAAATTCAGAAGCAGGGGAGTCATCTGCATTTATATTTGATAATTGTTGCAACAATGTGTTCATTTGGGTACTTTTATCTTCAATTTCTCTTTTTAGCATTTCAACAAAATTATTTTTAATAGAAGAAGTTGATTCATTTTTACGATATTGTAGTTCTTTTAAAAGCTTATTTATATTTAGTTTTTTAATATTTTCAGCAATAGCTTTTTCAATTTTTGGACCGTTGGCATTAGGGTTAACACATCTGGTTTTTCCAGAATGGGCTTTCATTGTACACACATAATAGTAAGTTCTTTTATTTTCACTTTTTTTAGATCTTCCATAAGAGACACGCATGGGTGAACCGCACAAAGCACATTTTAATATTCCAGATAATAAAGATTTTTTAGATGTTCCCTGTCTTGGACTAGATTTCCTTTTATTTTTATCTAATTGAAATTGCACTTCTAGCCAGGTAGTACTTTCAATAATTCCTTTATGCTTGGCAACAGCAGCAATCCACTCACTTGTACTTCTAGTTATATATTTTGAATTGCGTTTATTATATGTAATGATTCCATTGCCATTAGGTATGCCGCAGGTAGTTATACCTAAGTCTTTTAAATATTTAAAAACTAAATCGTTTGACTTTACATAAACAGGATTTCTAAGAGTATCATTTATTGACATAGATGAGAAGTCTCCACCATTTTTGCCTTTTATGTTATTAGTAAGTAGATATTTAAGAACTAGGGATATAGAACCAAATTCCATGTATTTACCATATATCAATTTAACTTTATCCAATTCCTTTTGTATAGGAGAAAGTTTATGCATAAATTTTTGTTTCATTTCAGAGTTATAATAAGTTACTTTCTTAGAGTTGAAACCAAGGGGAGTTTGACCTCCCAGCCAGCGTCCGGATTTTGCAAGTTCTAACATATTATCTCGAACACGTTCTGCAATAGTTTCGCGCTCTAACTGTGCAAATACAGAAGCTATATATACCATGGCTTTACCCATAGGGGTACTTGTATCAAATTGTTCTTTTACACTTACAAAAGATATATTATGTTTCTGTAATAATTCTAATGTAGTAGAAAAATCAGCAACATTTCTACTAATCCTGTCTAACCTGTAGCATATTAAAAAATTAAATTTTTCTTTTCTAGCATCTTTTAAAAGTTCTTGAAATCTAGGTCTATTTGTATTGCCGCCAGAAAAACCTTCATCTTCATATATTATAAAACTGCTTATTTTCAAATTATTCTTTGCATATTCTTTACATATTTGTACCTGACTTTCTATAGACTCACCTTTGCATGTAAACTTGGATTTTCTGCTGTATACAGCTGCTATCATTTTTTAAAATCACATCCTCAAAAATTAATATAGTCCTATATTAAATTACATGGCCTTAATTAACTTTTTATTCCTTTTTAAATTAAAAATTTTCATCACACAATAAGTTGAGGTGCATATAATATTGTAGGTAAATATGCTTAAAAAATAGCTGGGAGATGTTATTTTATGGCCAAGCTAATAAAAGTAAGAATGCATTATTCAAAAGACCCTAAAATAATGGATGAACTGGAAACAAGAATGGCAAGAGTTTTTGCAAGAGCACTTATAAGCGAATTACGTGTTGAACAAATAGATGAACTCATAAAAACATTAAAAGAAAGACAAACATGGAAGAAATAAATAAGTATAGACATATTGAAAACCATTCAAACTAAAATTAAGAATATGAAAAAAGTGAGTGTACCTTCAGAGGAGGTATAAGATGGAAAACAAAACTAAAATGAGATTTGAAAATATAGAACAGAGAGATAAGCAGTTAAAAGAGTTTAGAACTATAAAATATATTATAGATAAGAAAAATCCTTTAATAGTATGGATATATATTTAAAAAGTAGTAGGGGAGGAATGAGTTTGAGTAAACTATATGAGATTTCAGAGAGATACAGAAATTTGGAAGATTTATTGGACAATCCGGAGTTAGAAAATGCCAAAAGTGATATAGAAAGATCCTTAGATTCAATTAACGAGGAATTTAATGTAAAAGCTGAAAATATTGCTAAAATAATTAAATCGAAAGGTACGGACATTAAAGGTTTGGAGGAGGAAATTAAAAGACTTCAAGATAGAAAAAAAGTAACAGAAAATAAAGTCTTAAATTTAAAAAGTTATTTATTTGACCATATGAAGATATTAAAGAAAGAAAAAATAAATGGTAAACTATTTACTCTTTCAATAAGAAAAAATCCACCTTCTGTTAATGTAATAGATGAAGATGCTATTCCACAAAGGTATAAGATTCCTCAACCATATAAACTGGATAAAACGGCTATATTAGAAGACTCAAAACAAGAAATAAAGATAGATGGTGTGGAAATTAAACAATCCACAAGTTTAAGTATTAGATAGAGGAGGTGAAGCAATATGAATAAGGAGGTACGGCTTTTAAAAGCAGATGAAATTGAAATAAGGGTACAGAGCTTAAAGAAAACTCCAAATGGTGTAGGGTGTGTTTTGCTCTTATATAAAGATGCAAGAGTTGATATGAAAATACTTGATGAAACCTTTGGAATGACAGGGTGGAAAAGAACCCATGAACTTATAAATGGAAGACTATTTTGTAATATAGATATTTGGGATGATGAAAAGAAACAGTGGATTAGAAAGCAAGATGTGGGAGTGGAAAGTTATACGGAAAAAGAAAAAGGTCAAGCTAGTGATAGTTTTAAAAGGGCAGGATTTAATATTGGAATAGGAAGAGAACTTTATACAGCTCCTTTTATATGGATCGGTTTACAGCAGGGAGAATTTGCTGAAAAAGATGGTAAAGTTACTCTGTCGCCAAGGGTACATTTTCAAGTTAAGTCAATAGGATACAATAAGAATAGGGAAATTAATCAGTTGGAAATTCAAGATAATTATTATAGATTAAGATATTCTTTAGGAAAAGCTGCTGGTGACCAGAGTAAAACAGTTACTATAGACAACAAAGACGTAATAAATAAAAATGAACTTCACTGTGAAAAGTGTGGAAACATCATATCGGAAAAAGTAGCAGATTATAGCAATAAAAAATTTGGAAAAATGTTATGTATGAATTGTCAGGTAAATATCAAAGGTGCCCGAATTTTAAGTACGGCAAAATAAACAGAGTTCTTGAAACCATATGGATACTTATTATAGACATGTCAAAACATCCTAGAAAGATGACCTTTTGACATGTTGCTTTTATTTGAATTTTAATAAGATCGCAATACTGTAAGTGGAGCATGCTTATGACCGGGAAAATCTAAATTTTTGTGTCTAGTAAGGCTGTCTGTGATGCTTATTAGATCTCCTGCTCCAAGTGCAGTGATTTCTTCTGCAGCAGTGTATCTGCCGTTATTTCTCATTATTCCTCCTACATTTCCTAGGCCAAGTACCATGTCGGTTTTTTCATATATAACTACATCAGCACCTGCTTTTTTAGCAGATAAAGCTGCGGCACATGCGAACCAGTTTAAATGACACCTAATTTTGATATGATGATATTTAAGGAATTAGTATCATAATCATATATTATTTCTTTTACTAGATTTTTAATATAAATCCTTCTTAAATCATTATTAGAAGTATTGAGTATTTTTTTTATAGTATCATATATTACATCTATATTATTCTTATTTAAGTCATTTAATAATTTTTCCCTTTGTGATTTCAATAAATATTCTTTTAGACTATTATTGTTTTGAGTTAGATCTTCAATTTTTTTCATTAATAATTTTGAAGCATCGTTTGACATTAGAGCCAATTTATCAATTAAATTATTGATTAAAATGTCATTTGATTTAATTTTTTTATTTATAGATTTAATTTCCTGATCTATACCCTTAATATCATTAGATTGGTTTAGATATTCCTTTAAATAATTTTTGTCTAGGAATTTTTCTAAGAAAGATAGGAAATCATCTTCAGCATAATCCACTCTTAAGTGTTTACTAGGGCATCCTATACCGTTCCACTTATTTGCACAAACAAAATAATATTTTTGAGGAACTTTTTTCCTTGGAGCACCTGGCTTTAAAAGCATATGGCCACCACATTTGCACCTTATAAGTCCGCCAGATAAAAAGGAATAACTGCTTTCATGTGGGTGAGGGGCAATTGTTTTTTCTTTTAGTTTTTCTTGTACACGTACCCATAGCTCTAGGTCTATAATAGGTTTATGAATTGATATACTAACAAATTTATCTATATTGTTCCATGTCTTTTTCCCATTAGATTTAGGCCTGCGATTATAAGGTAAAAAGCCACAATTATTAGGCTCACCGTAAACAGTATACCCTTGACTTTCTAGATATTTAACTGATTCATTTGTTGCCTTAAGATATGTTGGATTTATTAATATATTTGATATAGTTTTGTTAGGATAATTTTTACCTTTAGCCTTGAAACTTTTGCTTATTTTATACATTGAAAGTCCTAGAGCATATTGTTCAAATATTTCTTTTATGTCCTTTGCATCATCTTCTATAAGTTCTAAATGAGTTATCTTTTTGCTATTTTCTTTAATACGATTTGCCTTATATCCTTTAGGAGGAGTTCCACCACTCCAGTGACCCATTTTGGCAAGTTCCTTCATATTATCTTTTACCCTCTGTGCTATATTCATTCTTTCCATTTCGGCAAAAGAAGCTAAAAGCATCATCATCATTTTACCAACTGGGGTAGAGGGGTCAAAACCTTCAGTGATACTTATTAGCTTAATGTTTAATTTGTCTAATTCATCATATACATTTACGAAATCTACTATATTACGAGCTATACGGTCTATTTTGTAAACAGCTATTACGTCAAATTGTCTAATTTTAGCCAGTTCCATCATTCTTTGAAAGGAAGGTCTATTTATATTGCTTCCAGAGAATCCTTCATCTTCAAATATTTCAAATTTACATTCTTCATTTTGCCTTTTAAAATACTGTTTACAGATGGCTATCTGGTTCTTTATGCTTTCGCCTGTGTCTGTTTCTACAGATTTACGACTATATATTGCTACTCTTAGCATAACACCACTCCTCAAAGATTAATTAAAGGACATGTGATTGTAACATTTTTTAAAATAAATTATTTTACATTTCATCATGTCCGTTTATGGAAAGTTTATAAAAGATTTAGTGAATTAAAGTCTATTTCTAAATTATCATAAATATTGACTTTAACCTTATCATTAAAAGAATATAATTTAGGAGCGTTATAACCATTATCAGTTAATGTATATACTAAAATATTTTGCTCCATAGGATTTATAATCCAGTATTCTCTAACTTTAAATTGCTCATACAAATTTAATTTTCTTACATAATCATTGCTGGGATTGAAAGGAGATATAACTTCAACTATCATATCAGGAGAACCAACACAGCCTTTATCATTTAGTTTATTTTTATCGCATATAACTGATATATCTGGTTGAATAATATTTTTACTATGAATAGTGTCTTCATCATCGTTTTTTAATATTACATCAAAGGGAGCGGTATAAACTTCACATTCTCCTTTATTATCTTCTATATATCTTCCTATAGCTATTAACAGCTTTGAAACTATCATTTGATGTATTCTACTTGGTGCTGGTGACATTGCTGAAATCCTCCCGTCTATAATTTCTACAGGTTTATCATCTGTGAATTTTAAATAATCTTCATAAGTATATATTCTATTATCTATTGGATTTAGAGACATGAATATCACATCCTTTCAATATTTTATTATTTTTTAAGCTCCTTTTTGCTTTCCTGAAACTGATAATATTTCCCCTTTTGATTCAGCATCTAGTTCGATTGCATAGGCTTCAACTTCTCTTTTTTTATATTCTTCAAAATTTTCTACATCTTCAGGGGATGTTGTGGGGGTGTCATTGTCGGTTGATTCTTTAGCAGCGGAAGTTTCATCATTAAAGTGTCTTGTAAATGCATTTTTAAGATGCGACATTAGTTTATTCCTAGTTTCATTGTCAAGTTCCATATAACTTTTAATAATATCAAGTTCAAGTGAAGTTAATTTATTTGCTTTAGCATATTCATCAAGAGAAAATGTATCACTCTCTTTAATTGGATTACCAGTACCATATCGTAGCCACTCTTCACTTACGGAGAACTCGCGACATATATCATTTATAACTCTATCAGTAACATTTTTGGTTTTTTTTCTTTCAATATCAGAAAGGGAACCTTGTTTCAAACCAAGTCTTAAGGACATTTCGTTTTGTTTTATTATAAGAATCTTTTCTCTTAAATAGCGTATTCTATCGCGAATATCGCCAACGTTATTCTTAACCATTTTAATTCCTCCTACCATTAACTGTTGATTCAATTATAAAATAAAAAAATCGGATTGTCTATATAAAAACATGAAAATATATTGACAAAAATAGATAATCTATATTATAATATGGTTAATCCGATAGAAAGAGATAATAATTCAAATTAGATAAAACCACATCTATATAACTCAAAAGCAACCACAATCCTTCAAGTGGTTTTCAGCTAGAGAGTAGAAATATTGATATAAGAAAATTAATAAAAAGTAAGGAGGAAAAATTATGGAAGCTATATTAAGAAGAGAAGAAAAGCCAGCGGTTGATGAAATGGTTGAATTTTTAAAAGATTTAACGGTTCAAGAGCAAGAAGAAATGGCTAAATACATGGCAGCTTTTAAGGAAGGCTTTGAGTTTGCAAGAAGAAATTTAGATAGGCCAAGAAAATGTATGGCATAGGAAAAATACAGTTAAAAGTAACCAAAAGTTATTAACTTGAATAACATAATAGTAGTACTTTTATGGAGGCTTATTTATGAAAAAGGAGAGGGAAAGACTAAAAATAGTGGTTTTAAACCCAGAAGAGATTCCAGCGGCAAAGAGAAGATTTACAAAACTAGTTTGTGACTTGAATAGGGATAAAATACTTAAATGTATTGAAGACCTAAAAAATGGTGAACTTAAGGATGCAAAATGATTACCAAGGCTGAAAAGCCTTTTATAAAAAACTATTTTTAGTAAAATGCAAATACTTATCCAATATATCCTATGCAGCAAGCTAAAAATTAGTACCAATAAATATAAGAGAGGTAATTTAAACATGGGAAAAAGTATGTTTAAGAAACTTTTAGAAAGAAGAATAGGACAAGCTTTATCTGATGCAGAGCTTAAGGAAATTGAAAAAATGGTAGCTGATGATATAGCATTTAATTTTAAAAGCTTTGGTAAAAAGCCTAGCTACAATGAGGTAATAGCAATTACAGAAAGATGTGCTATTGCATTTAAAAGGTGCTTACAGCAGGAGGATAAAAATACTATATATGGTTTTTATAAACTATAAAGGCAATAGTAAAACGCTTTACATATATCCCACTAAGATAAATGTAAAGCGTTTACTAAAAGTTCATCGCTTTAAGAAAATCCTTATTCACATTATATCAAAATAAAGCGATGGAGGTCAATAAAATATAGAATAAATCAATCTTTTTACAGCTTGTATTGGGTATTAATGTTTTAACGATACTATTTAATTATATATATTTAAAAGTAATAATAACTAGATAATAAATACTAGTTTTATATAGAAATATATAAAAGAGTAGGATTGTTATAAGCTATATACTCCTGACAGAAGGGAGAAAAAAGACATGATGACTTTCATGAGAGAAAAAAAGATATATTGTGGTGATAAATATATGGAAGTAGATATATTTCCATATTCAAAAATGCAAAAAGAAATAAGTAAGGGTAAGAGGTCTAAGAAAAGGAAAGAAAGTGCTCCCAAACAAAAAAATCTAAATGATAAAAATTCAAGAAGATATTTCACACAATTAGTAAATTCTAATTTTGGTTTAGGAGATTATCATGTTACTGCGACATATAAAGATGAATTCTTACCAGAGACATTAGAAGATGCTGAGAGAGAAGTGACAAATTACTTACGCCGAATTAATTACAGAAGAGAAAAAGAAGGACTAATACCATTGGAGTATATACTTGTAACCGAGTATAACACAGAAGAAAATGGAGAAAAGCCGATAAGAATACATCATCATATTATTATAAATGGCGGTCTTAATAGAGATACAATAGAAGACCTCTGGAGCAGGAGAAGAAAAAAAGGTGAAAAGAAAGGTGAAAGCATAGGTTTTATAAATGTGGACAGATTGCAACCGGATGAAAATGGTGTTTCTGCATTATGTAGATATCTAACCAAAAGGCCTTGTAGCAAGAAAAGGTGGACTTCATCTCATAATCTTAAAAAACCATGGTATAGAAACAATGACCATAAATATAGAAGAAGAGAGATTGAGAAAATATGTAAAAGTATACCTGATAGCTACTATTGGGAGAAAAAATATCCGGGGTGGAAACTAGCAAATAATGACTACTCATTAAAAGCGGTATATAACGACATAACAGGGTGGTCTATATATTTAAAAATGATAAAACTAGAATGAAAATATACACAAGATGTTAACAGGTTATACACAGCTTATCAACATGAAAGGAGAACGTTATGAGGAAAAATGAATTACCAGTAGCAAGTGAAAGTGTAGAACAAATATGTTTATTTAGGTGGGCAGCATATGAAGAAGGAAAATATCCAGAATTAGCACTTATGCATCATATCCCTAATGGAGGAAAGCGAAATATTACCACGGCAAAAAGGTTAAAGCTGGAGGGCGTGAAGTCAGGTGTGCCAGATATTAGTTTGCCAGTTGCACGTAATGGCTTTCATGGACTGTATATAGAGCTTAAAAAGAAAAAAGGAAATGGAACTACAAAGAATCAAGATTGTTGGCTTAAATCTTTAAATGCCCAAGGATATTATGCAATAGTTTGTAAGGGATGGGAAGAAGCTTCAAAAGAAATATTAGATTATTTGGGAGAAGGTGAAATGATATGAAAGTAATATCTTTAATAAATTTAAAGGGTGGAGTGGGTAAAACTATAAGCTCTATAAATATAGCGTGTATATTAGCGTCAAAAGGGAATAGTGTTTTGATTATAGATAATGATAAACAGGGCAATACAAGCAAGTTTTTTAACGTGCATGATTATGATGAACCAGGTATATCTGAAGTACTTACAATAAAAGATTTTGATATAGAAAGAGTAATAAAAAATACAAAGTATAGCGGGTTGGATGTGATACAAGCAAATATGACTTTATTAAGGGCGAATAAAGAAGTATTGATGGATGTGTCCAGACCACAGCAAACAAGGTTAAAAAGAGCTTTAAAGAAAATTGAATACAAATATGATTATTGCGTTATAGATAATGCTCCGGATATAAATATGAGTATTATTAATGCCCTTGTTGCTAGTGATGATGTATTAGTACCGATAAAGGTGGACAAGTTTGCATTTGATGGGTTGGAGCAGCTTACCGAACAGATAGAAGAGGTTAAGGAATTTAATGAACATCTACAATTTAAAGGATGCTTTATAACTATGTTTAGGAAAAATAAAGTTAATATGCAGGGAGCGGAATGGATAAGGAATAATGGAAATTATCCTATGTTTAAAACCATTATAAGGAATACGGTAAAAGTAGATGAAACAACTTTTACAGGTCAATCGTTGCAAGAATATGCGAAAAATAGTACTGCGGCAAAAGATTATTTGTCTTTAGTAAATGAGTATCTGGAATGTGATTAAAAATAACCAGAGAGGAGGAAAAGGGAATTGAGTAAAAAGTTTAACATGGCTGATTTACTTAGTGATAAATCCAAAGGAAAAGAAGATGTTAAAGAGCCTAAAAGTATTGATAAAATAAATCAACCTAAAGTGGACCAAGTTTCTATAGAGGATATACCTATAAATAGAGATGTAACATTAATAGCAGCAGAAATTAACAATATAAAAGAGAAGACCAGAAAAATGGTCTTATACAATAGTATAGAAATTGGGAGACGGTTGGTTGAAGCAAAACAAATGTTGGCTCATGGAGAGTGGGGAAAATGGCTAAAAGAATCGGTGGATTATTCTCAGAGAACTGCAAATAACCTCATGAGAATATTTCAAGAATATGGAGCGGATCAGATTACACTTATTGGTGATAATTCAAAGTCGCAAGCGTTTGCCAATTTAAGCTATTCTCAGGCAATAGCTCTACTAGAAATACCAGAAGATGAAAGAGAAGGATTTATAGAAAAAAATGATGTAGAGAATATGTCAACGAGAGAGCTTCAAAAACTTATAAAAGAAAATCATAAATTAGAGAATAAGTTAAAAATGCTTCAAGAAGAAGCATCAAAGGAAAAAGTTCGCAATAAGGAGACATTGACTAATAAAGAAGTAGAAATTGAAAACCTTAGAATTTACATTAAAGAGAGTAAAGAAAAATTATTAGAAGCTCAATCTAGCAATGATAATGATGAAATTGAAAGACTTCAATTGTCTTTAGAAGAAACTCAAAATAAATTTCAAGATGCTTTGAAAGAAATAGATGAACTTAAAAAGGAATTAAATGAAAAGCCAATCGAAGTAGTTGCATCCGTTGAAAAAGTTCCTGAAGAAGTTGAAAAGGAACTTGAAGATCTTAGAGCAAGAGTTTCTACTAATGAACCAGCGATTAAATTCTCAATATACTTTAAAGAGTTTACTAAGACATTTGAAGCATTAATTAATACTTTATCGGAAATACGAGATGATAAAGCTAAAGAAAAATATAAAGAAGCGGTTTGTGATATTGTGGCTAAGATGAAAGAGGGCTTTTGAATGAGTAAAGAAATTAACAAAGAGGAGCTTATGCAAAAGCTAATAAAAACTTTTAATGATTTAATAGATTATGCAATGTATATGAAAATGGTAACTAAATTTGATGGAGGTATAAGAGATAACTTATTGTTAGATTCATGTGAAATAATTGCAAAAATAAAGGAGAGTGGTCTATTTGAAAAAGAAGGAATTAAATGAAAGGCAGCTAAATACATTAAGAAAGTTAATTTATAACCATATACATGAATTTTTAACTGATAAAGTAAAAGCAAATAAGACTTTTGAAAAGATAAAAAAATATGGAATAAAAACAATGCCAGAAGCGGTGGCACTCTATAAAGAGAATAGATCCTAAAGGTTTTGTTTTAATAAATGAAATAAATTTCAGTGGGAGGAGTTATAAATGGCAAAAGAAGTTGATATTTTAGAAATAGAATGTTGTCCATTTTGTGGAGAAAAGAAAGACTTAGAATTTTGGACGGATGATGGAATCGTTATCTGTAATAATTGTGGAAGAAATTTCAAAACTGTAGAAGATAATATTTAATATGCAAAATGATATTTTTGTGAATTAGTTAGACAAAATTGTTCTTTGAAAATTGAATAATACGGTATTAAGCAAATGATAGATATTAGCATATCAAAATATGTTATAATTTTCTTGTGTATAAAATTTACATGTGAGGTGTTTAATAAATGGAATTACATAAAGAAAATTTAAGTGATGAAGTTTTGAAGTTATATGAAGAAACGATAAAGAATTTAGATTCAGAAAGGTTACATGTAATAATGGAAAAGCCGCGTATTGGTAATGCTACAGCTCAATATATTCATGATGGTAAGGGCAATTTTAAAATATATATTACTCCAGAATCATATTCAGATTACATTTTTTCTCATGAATTGTTACATGTTTATATTACGGCTAATGGCATCTTACCTATATTAACTTCTTTTGATAAAAATGCTGATGAGACAAGTAAGTCTTTGGCAATATTATTAAATGATATAATTCAGCATAAGTGGATAATGAACGAGCAAAGACGTAGAAATATATTGGGTGAAAAAAACTTTTTAAATCTAAGCTTACTAATTTAATGAATATGTCATATAATGAGTCAAGCATAGCAAGTGAAAATTTTCATATGATAAATACTATATATGAATTTATTAATGACTATTGTGAACATATTAATAGCATTGAAGAAAGTTTAGGTAAAAAGTATCATTTATCATTAGCCTATGCAAAAGAATTATTTGAGGAGCAATCAAATTATGACGTAAGTTCTCCATTTTATGCTAGAAGGTATATTGTTAGAATTATTAACAAATGGATTGAGTGGTTTGCTAAAGATGGTGGACAGTACGATTTTTTAAAAAGGGAAATTGTTGTGAAACCAGTTTTTAGTGAAAGACAACTAAAAACAGGAGCAGAAGCTGTATTAGGCATGGACAGACGAAATGATGGCGTTTATTGTTTTTATACTAAAGTTGATAATCAAAGATGTTCACTAAATTTTACAGCTAATAATAATTTCTTGAATCATGAAAAATCTATGCTCTTAGGTCAGTTATTAGATGAAATAAAATTACCATATTATATAGATGATAGAAAGGGCAATTGGACTCGTAATAATTGCTAAATTTTATTTTATTAGAATACCGTATTATTCAGAAATGAATTTTGCGGTATTTTTTATATCGTAAAACAAATAGTTTACGTCCAGGAGGTGTTGAAAAAAGTGAAAACATTAACTATAAGACAACCTTGGGCTACGCTGATAGCCCTGGGTAAAAAGAAAATTGAAACTAGATCATGGAAAAGTAAATATCGTGGACCATTATTAATTCATGCTGGTAAAAGTATTGATAAAAAATCATGTTTAAGAGAACCAATTAAATCGACTTTAAAAAATCATGGATGCACAGAAAAGAATCTTCCAACAGGTTTAATTATTGCAAAATGTGAGCTTATTGATTGTATAAAAATGAAAGATTGGTTTTCAGATACTTCATTAAAAGTCATTAAAGCAACTCTTGAAAATGGTAAAGCAATAACGGGAAATGAATTAGAGCTTGGAGATTTTACTCCAGGTAGATATGCTTGGATTTTAGATAGAGTTGAATTACTTAAAAATCCAATACCTGCAAAGGGAAAATTAAGTTTATGGGAATATGAAGGTGATTTAAATGAGAGGCATTAAATTTAGGGGCAATTATCATGAACAAAAGTGTTAAGAATAAAAAGTATTTAAAATTAAATATCAAAAGAAATTTTACAAAACAAGATTTATTGTTTTTAAAGAAATATCCTGAGTTGTTTCCGATGTGTACAATTTTTGGAATAACTAAAAGAAAGATAGATTATATTTTTAAAGTTATTACTTATACAATGCATAAGCCAGGTAAAGCATATAGTGAAATAGAACTTGGCATAAGAATGATAATAGCGGCATATATACATGGACATTCTTTCCCTAAAAATAGTATAGGTGTATATTATCAAAAGTTATTTGAAAAAGCGGGTATAAAGATGCAGGATATTTTTAAATAACAAAATCGTAATGCTAGAGGTGACAATATGAAAAATCATATTAGAGATTACGCAACTGCTGCATTTAGGTTTTATGCTAAACAGAGTATGTCGGCAGATAAATACAAGAAAAAAATATATGATGAAGCATTAGAAGAGTATCAGAGGAAACAAAAGGGTAGCGGAGTAAGCTGTCCAACAGAAGCCGCAATAATGAGAGCGGAAAAAGCAGTTAACAAGAAGCTAGCAGAAATTAGAGATATGGAAGCTGTGGAGCTTACCATTTCAGAACTTAGAATTAAAACTCAGGGCAGAGCTATTGTACAAGCTATAAAGCTTGTTTATTTTAAAGATGTGGACAAGGAGTTAAAAAGAGGTGATATACATACTAGAGTACATGAAGCAGAGTTATATATTCCCGCCAGTGAAAGATGGATATATAACTGGCTAAGAGAAGCAAGAAAGTTGTTTGCAGAAAAAAGAGGACTAAGAATATAAAAGTTTTTGAAAAGTGTGCAGTAATGAAGCCATTTAAAGTAGTATACTAAGTATAGTAGAAATTCATTTATACAGAGATTTGTAGAGCACTTAGTTAAAAGCTAGGTGCTTTTCTTATGCTTAATTATTTGTTGTCATGTACTTTAATTAAAAAATATAAAGAGGAAAACTAAATGGACACAGTACAGTTAGTAAAATGGATTAATGCTTTAATAAGGCAACATAATATAAAAGCTTTTTATAATTCTAAACTTTGGAAATGTGTAAGGATTAAAGCATTAGAGAGAGATAACAATGAGTGTCAGAAGTGTAAAGCTAAAGGATTGTATAGTGAAGCTCAATGTGTACATCATAAGGAACATTTGAAGAAACATCCAGAGCTTGCGTTAACATTAAGTAATTTAACTTCATTGTGTAATAGTTGCCATGATGAAGAACATCCAGAAAAATTTTATCGTAAACGAAAACCTCAATTGAATAAAGAAAGATGGTGATTATATGGATATGCTATATGAATGTTTAGAATGTGCCAGCCAAGAGATTGTAAGAGTTTCAAATCATAGAAGAATGTGTAAGAAATGTGGGGGACATTTAATTCTTATAGGCTATGTTGGAATAGATTTAGCAAGTGGCAGAGACAAAACAACACACCCCCCGGTCAAAAAAATGGAAAAATCTTGAGCTTTGGGAGAACGGGATATAGGGACGACAAGATGTCTGCCTCGCGCGCGTGAAGAAAAATTGGCCTATATATGACATAAATTTACATTTAAAGGGAGGGATAAAAAGTATGGCTAGTGCTAAGAAAATCAAGGAATCTTTAATAAAACAGCTTGAAGATAAAAGTGCAAATGTAGAGCATTTTTTAGGGTTAATTGATGATTATATTTGGTATTTTAATCAGGAAAAATTAATGCAAAAGGATGTGAAAAAGCGAGGATATACCTATGAAACTATTTCTGCATCTGGCAAAGAATATGAAAAAGATAATCCCTCCGTCAAAAACGCAGTACTTTACAATAAACAAAAATTAGCAATTCTAAAAGAGCTGGAACTGACTACAGAAAATGTTGTAAGTGATGATGAGGATGAACTCTAAACTTATACCAGAAATACAAAATTATATTGACTTAGTTCGAAGTGGAACAATAGCAATATGTAAAGAACAGTTTCAGTTATGCGATTATGTTGAAAAATGTTTTGAAGAAGAAAATCTCTTTGTTGATGAAGATCTTCTCCATAAATATTTAAGTTTACAGAAATACTTTCCATTTGATTTATATGAATGGGAAGTATTTTGCTTTACTCTCCATAATTGTACTTACTCAAAGCCAGGTATTTTAAGATGGCCAGATTTATTCATTTATGTTGGAAGGGGTTCTGGCAAAAATGGATACTTATCTTTTGAAGATTTTTGCTTGATATCTGAATATAACAAAATTAAAAATTATGACATTGATATTTGTGCCAATGCAGAGGATCAGGCCAAGACTTCTTTTGATGATGTATATAACGTTCTTGAAGATAATGAAAGAAAATTAAAAAAACACTTTTACTGGAACAAAGAATATATACAGAATCTGAGAACAAAATCTAAACTAAGGTTTAGAACTTCTAATGCTAAAACAAAAGATGGTGGAAGACCAGGCAAAATTGATTTTGATGAATATCACCAATATGAAGATTATAAAACTATTAATGTTTTTAAAACTGGCCTTGGTAAAAAGAAAAACCCACGAACTACAATAACTACTACAGATGGTGATGTTAGAGGTGGACCACTTGATAATATAAAAGCTCGTGCGCTTAGAATTCTAAATGAACGAAATGGTGATAATGGTTTATTGCCATTTATATGTAGGCTTGATGATGAAAAAGAAGTTGATAACCCTAAAATGTGGGATAAGGCAAATCCTACTTTGCACTATAGGGAAGAGTTATTTAGAGAAATAAAAAAGGAATATATTGATTATACAGAAGACCCTATTAGTAATAGCTCTTTTATGACAAAAAGAATGAATATTCCTAAAGGAAATAAGGATGTTGAAGTTACTTCATGGGATAATATTTTAGCTACTAATCAACCTATTCCAGACCTTACAGGATGTACTTGTATCGCTGGAATTGACTATGCGTATACTACAGATTTTGTTGTAGCGGGGTTGCTATTCAAATACAAAGGTAAATATTATTGGATTACTCATACTTGGGTGTGTAAAAAATGTAATGACCTTGGAAGAATAAAAGCACCGCTTGAAGAATGGGAAACTGAAAAAGGTGGGAAACTACTTACTTTTATAAACGATGTAGAAATAGCACCCTCAATTCCTGCGGAATGGCTTTCAGAACAGGGACAAAAATATAATATAACTACTCTAGGTATGGATAATTACAGATATACACTACTTGCTAAAGCTCTTAGAGAAGTTGGATTTGATACAGACAAACAGGGAGCAAATAATATAAAACTCACAAGGCCAAGTAACCAGATGTTAGTTGCTCCAACTATAAACAGCTTGTTTGTAAATCATAATATTGTATATGGTGATAATCCTTTGATGCGTTGGTATACAAATAACACATGTAAACATCCTGAAAAGTATGACAATATGACTTATGGTAAGATAGAACCTAAGTCGAGGAAAACAGATGGATTTATGGCTTTTATAGCTGCAATGTGTGCTGGTGGAGTTGGACTTGAAGATAGCGGGGAAGAGGTCGATTTCGATATAGGAGTTTATACTTATTAAGAAAGAGGGTGAAATGAAGGAAAGAGGTGTCACCAAACTTAAAAATATAAAAAATTTAAAGTGAAGTTAAGTCTTAGAAATAAGACTTTTTTATTTTGCATTGAAAGAAGGTGATTGATAGATTGGGGTTTTGGGAGTGGACTAAACGTTTCTTTGGACCTGACAAAGACGAAATTTATGTTACACAAAAGGCTATAGAACAGAGCAATAAACTAAACATAGAAAGGTTTGGAATTGTAATGGCCATTAATTTTATTGCAAATGCTGTAAGCAAATGTGAATTTAAAACCTTTTTAAACGGTAAAGAAGTAAAAGGTGATGAATATTATCTGTGGAATATAGAACCAAATTTAAATGAAAGTTCTACACAGTTTTCACAAAGACTTATATCTAATTTGCTTTTTTATGGTGAAGCTTTGGTTATAGATGTAAATGGTCAGCTGCTTGTAGCAGATAGTTTCAATCAAGTTGAATATGCAGTAGTAGAAAATTATTTTACAGATGTATCTGTGAAGACAATGAATTTTAGCAGAACCTTTAAGATGTCTGAGGTTATGTATTTTAGGCTGAATGATACCAATATACGTACATTATTAACTGACTTGGTGAATGGCTATGAAGAACTAAATAATATGGCAGAGGGCAAATATAAACGCAGTGGTGGCAGAAAGGGAATTGTTCATTTAAACAAACCAGCTAATGGAGATAAAGAATTTCAAAAGAAAGTTGATGATTTATTTAAAAATCAGTTTAAAGAATACTTTGAAGCTGAAAATGCAGTTATACATTTGTATAGTGGTATGGAATATGCGGAGCAACAGGATACCTCAGCTAAGAAAAGTACATCCGAAATAACAGATATCCAAAATATAACCAAAGAAGCTTTTGACAGGATAGCACAAGCCTTTAGAATACCACCATCTTTATTAAGAGGAGATATAGCGGATATAGAAAAGATTACAGATAATTTTTTAAGCTTCTGTATAGATCCTCTAGTAACAATTATAGGTGAGGAAGCCACCCGTAAAAGATATGGAAAACAAGCTTTTATAAATGGGTCCTATATAAAAGTAGATACAACATGTATTCGCCACATAGATATATTTAATATAAGTGAGGCTTTTGACAAGCTTATTGCTAGTGGAGGTTATTCTATAGATGACTTGAGAATAAAAGCAGGTGATACACCTTTGAATACAGATTGGAGTAAAAGGCATTGGATAACTAAAAATTATCAAGATGTAAATACAATTGAAGGAGGTGATAAATGATGTCAAAACCAATTTTTTTAATAAAACAAGCAGCTGAACCAAATACATTGGAACTTTATATTTATGACTATGTGCAGAGTGATGGTGTGGATTGGTGGACTGGTGAAACTATACAAAGTGAAACGTCTGCTAATTATATAAAAGATCAGCTTGAACAGGCAGGCGACAACATAACTAACATTAATATTTATATAAACAGTTATGGCGGTGAAGTGAAAGAAGGATTAGGAATTTACAATATTTTAAAGAGGCATCCGGCACAAAAAACAGTGTATGTTGATGGATTTGCGTGTTCTATAGCTTCTGTCATAGCAATGGTAGGAGATAAAGTTATTATGGGTCCAAATACTTTAATGATGATACATCATGCAGCTATGGGCATGTTTGGAAATGCTGACGAACTTAGAAAAGCGGCAAATGATGTTGATGTAATAGACAAGGCAAGTTGTTCAAGCTATCTTACAAAGGCTGGTGATAAGTTAGATGAAGCAACATTAAATCAACTTTTAGATGCTCAAACCTGGCTCAATGCTGAACAATGTGTCCAATATGGACTTGCTGATGAAATAGCAGGAAAAGAAGATCCACAGATAACAGCAGCACAACAGAGGTTTGAACAATCTTTGAAGGAACAGATTACACAAATGCAAAATAAAATTGAGGTACCAAAGCAATTTACAAAACAGAAGACTAATGCCGAAAAAATGATGGCAATATTTAAAAAGAAAATGGAGGAGAAATAATATGGCAATGAAAAGTAAAGATTTAATACAACAGGAATTAAAACAAAATTTGGCGGATGCATTTAAATCCGAAGATCCTGATGCTATAACACAAGCTTTCACTAATTTTGCTGAGACTGTACAGCAGAATGTACTTGAAGAATATAACACGTATCAGAAAACACAGGATTCTAATATTTTAGCTAAAAGAGGCATACATCAACTAACTTCTCAAGAAGAAAAATATTATCAAGTTTTTATAAATGCGGCAACTTCTAGTAATCCTAAACAATCTATAGCTGATATTGATGTAGCCTTTCCGGAGACAATAATTGATAATATCTTAGATGATATAACAACATCACATCCGTTATTAGATCAAATAACTTTTACTAATACTACTATACTGACTAAAATGCTTGTAAATAAACAAGGTTCTCAACTAGCCGCATGGGGTGCTTTAAACTCTGCAATAACTAAAGAACTTGAAGGAGCTATTGGAAAAATAGATTTAACTATTTGCAAATTAACTGCCTATATGCCTATAAGTAAAGATATGCTCAATGTAGGACCAACATGGATAGATGCGTATGTAAGAGGAACATTAAGCGAAGCTATAGCTCTTGCGCTAGAAACAGCTATTATAGATGGTACCGGCAAGGATGAACCTATAGGAATGGATAGAAGTGTTGCAGATGATGTAACTGTAACAGGTGGAGTATACCCAAAGAAAACTGCAAAAGTATTAACAGCATTTGATCCAGTTTCATATGGTGCTATATTGGGACAACTTTCTAAAGCACCTAATGGCAAAACAAGGCCAATTACAAATGTGCTTTTAGTTGTAAATCCTTCGGATTATTTTACTAAGATTTTTCCAGCAACAACTGTAAGAGCTGCGGACGGAACTTACAGCCATGATGTATTTCCGTTTCCTACTACTGTTATACAATCTCCAGCGGTTGCTGCCAATGAGGCTGTTGTGGGAATAGCAAATAAATATTTCATGGGCTTAGGTTCAGGCGAAAGAGGCGGTAAAATAGAATATTCTGATGAATTTAAGTTTTTAGATGATGAAAGAGTTTATTTAACTAGGATGTATGGTAATGGCAGGGCACTTGATGATAATGCTTTTATATTGCTTGATATAAGTAATATTGAACCAGCTACACTACAAGTATCAGTAAACAATGTTGTTAAAACTAAAGAGCAGGCTTAATTGAGGTGATTTAAATGGCTGATACAATTGGGGTAGAAAAATTATTATCGGAAGTAAAATCATATCTTCATATAACTTGGAAGGATGATAATACGGACAATAATTTAAAAGGTTTCATAAGTAGAGGTATGGCACGTTTACAAGATATTGCAGGTGTGCCTTCTCTTGATTTTATAACACATGACCAGCCGAAGTCTCTACTTTTAGATTATTGCAGGTATGCAAATAGCCAGGCTCTTGAAATGTTTGAAAAGAACTTTGAAAGTGAGCTTCTTGATTTGCACCTGCAGTACCAGCTTAAAGAACCCCAAAAGTTGATGACTGTCTCTATAGCAGGAACAATGGCGGGACACACAAAGATAATTGTATCACCTGGACTTGATGATGGCGACAGCTATGTATACAAATTGGGTGCAGAGCTTACTCCCCCTGGCTATTTTGATATATGTAATTTTGTAAATGGATATTTAATATGGGATGGAAGTTCTGAAATTGAAGTTACTTCAGGTGATGAAATTTTAATAGTTGAAGTAGATGAAAATAATAAGGCAATTCGAGCAGGAAAAACAGATGTAACAGTGGGGTGATGGTATGAAAATAAAAACACCTACTAATTTTGTCTCTTTTAGTGATGGTGTCTGTAGTATTTATAGTGAGGATGATGATGGAAACAAAAATAACAAGTATGAGAATCTTGGCTTTACTAAGTGTGTTTTAGGTCTTACAAGATTTTTTCAGGCTGATGCTAATCAAATGAAAGTAGATAAGGTAATAAAAATACCGCAGCTTGACAATATAGATACCTATGACCATGCAACTATTGATAGTGTGGATTATGATATTATGATAATTCAGGATAAATATGATACTAACCCTCCTAGCAGAGATTTAACATTGAAAGTGAGATGATGTGAATGAGTGTTGATGTTGAACTTACTGGAATATCTGAACTTATTGAAAAACTTCAAGCTACAAATGCTAAATTTAATAGTGTTGAAAATAAGGCGTTAAAAGCTGGAGCACGGCCTATACTTGATGATATGAAAACAACTAAAGCATTTAAAGATAGAAGCGGTGATTTAAGAGATGATTTATCTATTGGAAGTATAAGAAGTAAAAATGGGATTAAATCTATACAGATAGGTATTGATAAAAATGATATATCAGCAGTTTACTATGGTAAATTTATAGAATTTGGTAGTAGCCATGAAGTGGCTAAACCATTTATACAGCCTGCTTATGAAAGACATAAGAAGGAAGCGGTGGAGATTATTAAAGAAGAGATAAGGCAGGCTTTAAAATGAATGATATAGAAAGTATTTTAAAATCTATAGGTGCTCCAATTAAGCACTTGTTTTATACAGGCCGGGAAGACCCTTATATAACATACCAGTTCTACAATGAATATGGTAAAGTTTTTGCAGAGGATAAAGAGGTAGTAACAGCGTATTCGGTTCAGATAAATATTTTTACAAAAGGCAAACTTGAAGATTTATACAAGCAGGTTTTAGATCTTATGATTGTAGCGGGTTGGTGCCGAACTTATGCGACTGAAGACTATGAAACTGACACAAAGCTTAACCACAAAATAATAAGATTTAAGTACACAGAGGAACATTGATAGAAATGTTCTTTTTTATTTGTAAAATGAAATGAAAGATTTAATTAAAAAATGAGGAGGAATAATAATGAGTAAGCATAGTGGACAAGTAGGATTAAAGAATTTAGTTTATGCAAAGATGCATGAGGATGGGATAACATACGATGCGCCTAAAATATTAAGTCCTGCAATACAAGCTAAAATAACTCCAAAAACTAACACTGCTACACAGTATGCTGATGATAAGTCAGTTGAAAATGCAACTACATTAGGTGAAATAGATGTTGAATTGCAGACACAGGATGTACCTTTACAATCTCAAGCAGATTTACTAGGACACACTATAGATAGTAAAGGAGTATTAGTTCATAGTGGAAATGATAATGCTCCATATGTAGCGATAGGGTTTAAATCTCTTAAGGGAGATAATACTTATAGATTTATATGGCTTTTAAAGGGAAAATTTGAAGAAATAACAGAGGAATATAAAACTAAATCTGATAAAGTTGATTTTGCCACTCCATCTCTTAAGGCCACATTTGTTACAAGGGATGATGATAACTGGAAATTTATTGCTGATGAAAACAATGGTATGGATAATGATGTAATGGAACATTGGTTTGATGCAGTATACCAGCCTAATATAGATAATACTCCTCTTTCTATTGAGACCAATCCAACAGACGGAGCTACAGGAGTTGCAGCAACTAGTGGTGTTAACTTTGTATTTAGTAAAGCAATAAATTCATATACTGTAAATGATTCGTCAGCATTTTTAATTAAAGCTGATGGTACTATAATAGATTCTACTATAGTAATAAGCACAGATGCTAAGACAGTAACATTGAAACCTAAGAGCACTTTGGATGCGGGAAATTATGTTGCAATAGCAACAAAAGCTATTAAAACTGCACAAGGGTCAGCTCCTGCAAATAATGTTGTAGTTAATTTTGCAGTATAGATGATACAACCTTGTTAGGGTGACTTCTTAACTTACAGGTAATTATATAGGATAAATGTCCAATGGAGGTAAATTAAATGAAAGATATAAAAATTATAAAAATAAAGTTAAATGATAAAGAATATATTATGCCACGTCCAAAAGCAAGGGTTATAAGGGATACTCTTGCTTTTTTAAATGATACTAAGATAAATTATGCTAATGTAAAGCCGGAAGATCTAGACAAAATTGCTGAGTATATATGTGATACATTTGGAAAACAGTTTAGTATAGATGACGTATATGACGGTTTAGATGCTAAAGACATAAAACCTAAATTTGATGAGTGTGTAAATGCAGTAATATCAAATTTAGGTTTACATTTAAATAAAATCCCAAACAGCGAAACTCCGGAGGAAAAAGAAAAATAACTCTGGAGGATTTTATAAAAGAAATATACTTGGATAGATTAACGGCTGGTGAGTCTATGGAATCAATAGATAACATGGACTTTTTTTATTATATAGATTTACTTATATATAAAATAAATAAAGATGAAGAAAGAGAAGTAAATAAAACCACTATTGAGAATTTAATATAAGATATCTGAAAAAATAGTAATAAATATTTTGATTGATGAAAAAGATATAGCACGAAACTCATAGAAACATTGTGCCATATGGAAAACATACTCTTATTTTGGTATTATAGAAATATATACTAAATTTAGGGGGGACACATTATGAAAAAAAGAATAATTATGGAAGCTGTAGGTGCTATCTTAATTTTTATTGTTGGTTATTTTATAGGGGATGCAACGGCTATAAATAGAGTAAATAAAACTATTAATACTAAGGTGTCTAGTCAGACATCTCAAAAGTCAACTTCTCAGGATAATACTGAACCGAAAGAAGAACAAAAACAAAAGATGTATAAACTAGGGGAAGAAGGCACGTCAGGTAACTGGAGTATAAAAGTTTTAGAGGCACAGGAAGCGTCTACAATACAAAGCGGTGATGGGTCAGATAATAAAACAACACAGCAAAAATTTATAATAATTAAGCTTCAGATGACTAATATTTCTCAGGCAGCAGTTCAATATAGTGATGATGAGTTTGCATTAGTCAATACCAAAGATAAAAAGCAATATGAAATAAATGGAGATGATTCGCTTACTGCTAATCAAGTAGAGACTATATATAGGAAAAATTCAAACTTTTTCTTAGGTATCGATAGTCTTAACCCTAGTACTCCAAAACAAACATATTTAGTTTTTGAAGTACCTAAAAATTTTGATTTACAAAATGCAGTTTTAGTTCATATGAGCAATAGCAAGGCGACAGGGTTTCATTTAAAATAAAAAATAATTTTTAAAAAGTCTTAGAGATAAGGCTTTTTATTTTGCACAAAAATAATCAGGGAAGGAGGTGAAAGTTGTGGCAGAAAATGAAGAAATAAGTTCTTTAGCGGTAAGAGTTGCACTTGATGATTCAAGCTTTAGCAAGGGCATACAGAATCTAAAAAGAAGTTTAGGGACAATTGATAGTGAATTTAAAAATAGTGTTGCAGGTATAAAAGACTGGGGTAAAAATCTTGATAGCTTGAAAAGCAATGCTCAATCTCTAGGAGATAAAATAGAAACTCAACGAAAAATAGTTCAAAGTTATTCAGAACAACTAGAAAAATCAAAGAAGACTTTAGAAGATAACTCTAAGTCTATGATGGAATTAAAAAGTAAAGTTGATTCAACTAAAACTGCATATGAAGAAAGTAAAGCTACGTTAGGATCAGAAAATGAAGAGACAAAAAAGCTAGAGAAAAGTCTCAATGATCTTACTGAAAAGTATAAAAATAATGAGCGAACTGTTTTAAACAATGAAAAGAGTGTACAGGGATATACTATTCAGCTGAACAATGCACAAAGTAGGTTGAAGGGTTTTGAAGGGCAATTGGATGAAACAAATAAAAAAATTGCTAATTTTAAATTAACATCACTCAGTACCTCTTTAGAAGAAACAAGTAAAAAATTTAAATCTGTTGGAGAAGGATTTAGTAAAGCCGGAGATGCAGCATTAAAATTTTCCATACCTGTAGTAGCTGGAATTGGAGTTGCAGCAAAAGCAGCCACAAGTTTTGAACATCAAATAGCTGATATTAGAAAAGAAGTTGAAGCAAGCGGTGCAAGTACTGAAAAAGTAAACTCCATTATGTCTGAAATGTCACAGGATTCTCTGCAGTGGTCCGGAGATTTTGGACAAAGTACAGATAATATAAACGAAGGCCTGCTAACTCTTGTTAAAGATGGATATAGTGCGGATGAATCCATAAAGGTTATGAATACAGCATTATATACCTCTCGTGGTGCTAATGAAGATTTAGCTGTAGTTGTGGACCAGTTAGGAAGTTCTCTTGAAGCTTATGGAATGAAAACAAATGATGCAGCTCAAACAACACAGAATATGGCTCATATGGCTGATGCTTTTGCATATATAAGCAACCATACAAAGGCTAGTATATCTAGTTTAGGTGAAGCTTTTAGTATCACAGGTTCAACAGCCTATGCAATGAAAATACCAATGACACAAACTGCGGCGGCTATAGGAATACTTGAGAGTAATGGTATTGATGCAAGTACTGCTGCAAATGCCTTGAAAGCGGGGCTCGTAAACTTAACAAAACCTACAGATCAAATGTCGGCAGCTATGAAAGAAATGAATTTGGAAGTATTTGATAGTAAAGGTAATATGAAAGATTTGCCTGCTCTATTAAATAACATAGAAAAAGGTACAAAAGGTTGGACTAACGAACAAAAACAGGCCGCCCTTGCTGCTATATTTGGTAAAGAATCTCTTGCTACATGGAATGTTCTTGTTCATAAAGGTGGGGATTATTTAAGTGATTTATCCACTCATGCAGATAATGCTAATGGAGAAGTAAAGAAATTATCTGACAGCATGAAGGATACATCTGCAAATAATTTTAAAGAGTTGAGTGCATCTGTCCATACACTAGGAGTTGAATTTGGACAGAATGTGTTGCCAACATTAATCCCTATGGTAAAAGAGACTACCAATCTTGTAAAAGCTTTTGGAAATTTAAGCCCAGGTATGCAGAAAGCTATAGTTGATGTAGCCGGATTTACTCTAGTTGCGGGTGTAGCATCAAAGACTATAGGTAGTGTAGTGAAGGGTGGAAGTGGTATACTGGATTTTTTAGGTAAGCATGTGAAAAAGTCTGCCGAAGCGAAAGTTGCATCTGAAGCAGCCGGAGAAGGGATAGAAAGAGTAGGCCTTGCTGCTGCTGAAACCGGAGTTGAAACGGCAGGTGCAACAGCTGCTAGTGGTGGACTTATAGCAAGCCTAGGAAGTGTAGCTTTAGCAGCCGGACCATATGTATTGGCAATTGGTGGTGTTGTGGCAGCAGGAGTTGCCGTGCATCATGTTATGACTGAACAAGCAGTACCTGCTGTAGACCTATTTGCAGACAGAACTATAAATGACACTGAAAAAGCTTCTGGTTCATTTAAAAATTTAGATAGTAGTATAAAATCATCAACATCTAGCATTAATACATCTGTTAATAAAGCAGGTTTAGACACAACACAAACGACTATAAAAATATCGGATGCTACTAAAAAAGCTGTTCAGTCTTATATACAAATGGATGATGATGTAAAGAAGACCATGACAGACATATATATTAATGCTGATAAATTTACCGATCAAACTAAAAAATCAGTTATAAGTCAATATACTGACATGACTAATAGCACCAAAATTTTAAACACAGGAATGAAAACTGATTCTATTAACCAATTTAAGCAGATGGTATCTCAGACAGGAAATTTGACTAAAGACAATGTAGAAAAGATTGTTGCAAAATATTCTGATATGGTAAATAAAGTTTCAGGGCTTACAAAACAGCAGAAAGAAACTATGGTTAAGAATTTCAGAGATGGCTTAACGCAGTCCGTTGGAATAACCCAGCAGCAAGTAAATACTATAACCCAGCAAATTACAGCTATGGGTACGAAAATAAAAGAAGGTATGGATAAACAGTCTAATGACAGATATACAACTCTTAAGAACTTTTTTGATAAAAGCAGTGCTTTAAGTACTCAAGATGAGCAGAAAATATTGCAGAATATGCAGAAAGACAATAATAACAAGAAACAAAAAATAACTCAGTATGAAGCCCAAATAACACAAATATATCAAAGAGCCTCAAATAATCATAGAGACTTAACTGTACAAGAACAACAGCAAGTTAATTCTCTACAAGATAAAATGAAAACCAATGCTGTGCAATCTTTAAGCCAAAATGAAATAGAAAGCAAGGTTATATTAGAAAGAATAAAAAGTTATGGTACAAGTATAACTGAGCAGCAGGCACAGGATATAATAAAGAGTGCCAATAAACAGCGGGACGGAGCAATAGCAGCTGCAAACAGCCAGTATGATAAAGTTGTTGCAGATGCAATATACCAAAGGGACGTAAGCCACACCATGACTGCAGATCAAGCTGATAAGGTTATAAAAAATGCAGGAAAGCAGAGAGACCAAAGTGTACAAGCAGCAAAAGACCAGAGAACTCAAGTTGTGGATCACCTGAGTAAAATGGATGGCGAAGTATTAAGTAATATGAATACTGATACTGGTAATATGCTTTCTCCTTGGGAAACTCTTATATCTAATATTAAAAAAGCATGGACAGATTTTAAAAAATGGCTTAGCGGTTTATTTGCCCACAGTGGGAGTGGAGACCAAAAAATTCCGGCCACTGGTAGTATAGGTTCTGGAAATGGCCTTGGTGGTATACCTGGCTTAGCAAGTGGAACTGATAGTGCATCAACCGGATGGCATATCGTTGGTGAAGAAGGACCTGAACTTTATTATTTTGCTGGTGGCGAAACTGTTATAGATGCAAAATCTACTAATAAAATATTAAGCCAGGTAAATAAAAGTAGTAGTGGTTCATCCCAAAATGACAGCGGAGAACAATTGAGAGCTACAGAGGAATATGGAGAGAATTTAAATAAGTATTTTGCTAATGGTTTGGAAAGCAGTATATCTACAGTATCCAAACCATTAAATGTATTACAAGATAGCGTAAATACTTTAATGACTTCATTTATACAAAAATATCTTAGTTATGGACAGCAGAGTAGTAAAAATATGGGACTAGGTATAACTCAAAGTTCAGCCTCTGCGATAAATCCAGTAAATACTTTAAATAAGAAAATAGGTACTTCGGTGTCTAATCTTACTCAGTCTTTTACAAAATATGGACAAGATTCAATATCTAATTTAGGAACTGGAATAACAGGAAATGAATCAGTTGCAAATAATGCTGTAAATAAGGTAACAGATGATAATGAGAATATTTTAGACGCTTATTCTAAGGTTCATACTGATTACGGAACGTCTTCTATGGACAATCTTGGAACTGCCATAACAGGGAATGAAGGTGTAGTTACTGATGCAAATACCAAAGTAACTACAGATAATAAAGCTATATTAAGTGATTATGTACGGCTCCATACGACATATGGAACTAATTCCATGTCAAATCTGACTGCTGGAATAAATAGTGCTTCTTCCAATGTACTATCTGCAACAAATAAGGTGTCAAATGACAATAAAAATGTATTAAATAATTTTGCTGCATCTGCAAACCCAATAGGACAGAATGTTACTAATGGCCTTTCTGAAGGAATGAAATCTGCCGAGGCCAATGCTGTTAGTATAGCCCATGAACTTACACAAAAAGTTTTAGATGCTTTTACGGGTCCAGATGGTTTTGACATACATTCACCTTCTAAAAAGACAACAGGTTATGGTGAAAATGTAATACAAGGATTTATAAATGGTATGTCCAAGAAAGATGTGCTTAATTTCTTTAAGAATAAAATTGGTGGTATGCTTAACTTTGCAGAGGGTGCTAGTGGACAGATTGCAAGTTGGTTAACTGCTGCACTTGCATTAACAGGACAGCCTATGTCAGCACTTCCAGCACTTGAACAAATAGCAATGCATGAAAGCGGAGGAAATCCCATGGCAATAAATCTTTGGGATAGCAACGCAACAGCAGGACATCCAAGCAAAGGGCTTATGCAGCTTATAGATGACAATATGCAGTATGCACTTCCAGGTATGGATAATATATGGAATCCTATAGATAATGCTGTAGCAGCTATTAGATATATGATAGCAACCTATGGAAGCATATGGAATGTACCGGGTATAAGAAGTATGGCAAATGGTGGATCATATGTTGGTTATGCTGCTGGTACAACCAATGCTGTAGCAGGATGGAGAATAGTAGGGGAGAATGGCCCTGAATTAGAATATTCTCCTAGTGGAGGAGAGACTATTTTAAATGCCAGTGATACATCAAAAGTTTTAAGTGCTAATTCATCAAATAGCAATGGAAAGACAATAGGAGCATCACTTATAAAAGGTATAGCGGATGGAATAAGCAGCAAGATAAGTTTAATAAGTAACGCAATGTCCAATATTGGGAAAGCAGCAAGTAATGCTTTTGGAAACTCATTAAAACAATATAATGCATGGGACGAGTTTAAGAATGAACTTGCTAAAGCTCTAAATGACAATGAAGTGTATATAAATAACAGCGTAGTTAAACTTAACACAGTACTTGCCAATTCTGTCATGAATGAAAGAAATGCAAGAAGTAAATATTTTGAAGATTATAGTAAAGGTGTTATTTCTTCAGATGCTGCTGTAACTAAATTGGATGTTGATATAAAAAATCTTCAAACCTCGACTGGCGATTTTGAAACAGATACAAGAAATTTACTAGGTGTTATGACGGATCAAAGTACAGAAATAAACATACTTACAGCGGAATATAACAAGCTTGGAGCTCAATATGGGTATAACTCGGACAAAGCGTTGGATGCTCTAAAAAAAATACAGGATGTTAAAGATGCTTATCAAAAAAGTGGTACTGATATTTTAACTTTAGTTGACAATCTTAAAAAATCTGAAATAGATGGTATAAATGAAGTTAACGATAAGATTAAGGATGCGTTAAAACAAAGGTATCAAGATGAGCAGGATGCAGCAGAAAAGCAGGTTAACCTTGCAACAGATACCCAAACCAAAATATTACAGGCAAAAATAGATAATTTAGATCAGCAAGAAAGTGACCTTGACATAGAGTATCAGGACGAAGACGATGCTGATAAAAGAGCCGAACTTGAAAGACAGTTATCTATGCACTATGGAGCTGCAAAGAAGAAGGAGCTTCAAGAGGAACTCGATGATCTTAATAAAACAGAGGAAAGAAGGCATCAGAAAGAGTCTATTGCCCAGCAAAAAGATGATTTGCAAAAGCAAATTGACCAGTTAAAGGAAAGCAATGACAATATGATTAAAAATATAGAAGAATTTTACTCTGATAAACTTAAGGATGCAAATATAGATGCTGAGGCACAAAAAATGATAATAAACAATAACCAAAGTGAAATAATAACACTGCTTAAAAGTTATGGCAAGGACTATGAGATTACAGGTTCATCGTTAGGAGATAGATTTGCAGCTGGATTTAAAAGTTCTCTTACTTCAGTTTCAGATATGATAAGTAATTTAAAATCACAAATAAATGATTTAAATACCAATGTAAATTTATCATCTATAAGTCCACTTTCAACTAACGTAAATAATACAGTTACAAGTAATATACAGCAAACTTATACTGCACCTAAAAGTATACAGAGCAGCCAACCTATAGTTATAGTAACTAAAACATATTTAGATGGTAAACAAGTGGCCGAAACATCAACACCGTATATTGATAAAAATTTAGGTGCAATAAATGCTTTAAGTGCAAGGGGGTTGTAAAAATGAGTGTAAAAGATGGCTTTATATTTAATGGAAAACATTCTTTTAAAGATTTTAATGTATGGCTTCAGGAGAAAAAAATACAGCCGCCAGCAAAGACAAAAATAAAAGAGTCCGTCCCTTTTATGAATGGCACATATGACTTTAGCACTGTTGGAAGTAATGGAGATCAGGTATATGGGGAAAGAAAAATACAGGTTAAACTTGGACTTCGTACTAAAAGTAAGGAAGAGTTATATATAGTATATCAACTTATTCTCGAATGGCTTGAAGATACGGGAAGACAGGAATTAATGTTTGACAACATACCTGGATTTTATTTTATTGCAGAAGTTGAAGATACACCAGAATTTGAAGAAACTATAAAGATGGGTACTTTAACAATAAGCTTTACAGCACAACCATTCAAAGTAAGTACAAGTTATATGGGAGATGATATTTGGGATACATTTTGTTTTTTGACAGACTATACCCAATATACAAATGAATTTGCTATAAATGGTGAAACTGCTGTAACTATGTATAACAATGGAAGGTCAATAACTCCAGTAATAAACTGTAGTTCTGACATGACATTAGTCTATAACGGTAAAACTTATAATCTTACCAAAGGAGACAATAAACCTTGGGGTTTAAAACTACAAAATGGCAGAAATGATTTATTATTCAGTGGCAGCGGTATAGCAAAGATTTTGTTTAGATGGGAGGTTTTGTAGTGTATAAAATTTCTATTATAAATGGAAGTGATGAAATAGTTGTACATTATCCAGATCCGGAAGCACCAAAAGTTTCAGACCCGCATCTAAATTTAAAAAGAAGTCAGGCAGGCAGCTTGACTTTTTCTATTCCCTGGGATAATCCAGGATATAATTTAGTCACTAGGTTCGTAACTAAGGTAAGATGTATAGACGTAAGAGACGATGGAGAAATATTTAGCGGTAGGGTATTCAGCATTAAACCGAGTATGACAGAAAGTGGAGAATTTAAAAAGGACATTGTATGCGAAGGCAAAATGAACTATCTTCAGGATACTATTGTACAAAGCCTTATATATGAAGATAAAACACCTAAAGATGTTATAGTTGATTTTCTGAACTACCATAATACACAGGTTGAAGATTATAAGAAAGTGCAACCTGGAATTATAGACGTAGAGGATTGGTTGTTTTTTACTACAGACTTTGAAACGACTTTAGAAGCAATTGAAAAATATGTTTATGATGAAAATAAAGGTTTCTTGAAATTTAGAACTGAGGACGGAACAAATTATCTAGACTATATGGCCAATCCTCCACAGGATAAAATTGCAGAGGTATCTATAGGTCAAAATCTTAAATCTTTAACCATAGATGATAGCCAGGTATTTGGTACAAGAATCATTCCAGTAGGTTCTAATGGTCTGACAATTGAAAGGGTAAATGACAATAAGAGCTATATCGAAGATCCTGTTGCAGTTAAAAAATACGGAATCATTTATAAGAAAGCTGACTACTCAGATATTGATGACGACGAGGAATTGAAGACTGAGTGTACTGCTGATTTAAGTCAGTATACTCAACCTGCAGGAAGTCTTGACATATCTGCACTGGATTTGAGCACTCTTGCAAATACATCTGTTGACAGCATAGATACAGCAACATCCGTTCATATAAGATGTCCAATCCTTGGAGTTGACGATACCTACAAGGTACTGGAACTTGATGATGATTTAACTAAACCATGGAATCCTAAATTGACAATAAGTAATAAGGCTTCAAAGCTTAGTGGAACTATAGGAGATATTCAATCAAATAGTATTAATAGAATGGCTACTTATGGAGGAGTTCAATTAGGTTATAAATATGGTCTTAGAGTTGTAAGCCATGATAATTCCGTAGAAATACTTATAAATGGCAAAGAAGGCATAGTGATTAAAAATGACAGCAAAGAAGTATTCTATTTAGATGCAGATGGAAATGTAAATATGATAGATGGGTATATAAAACTCCATAGAGGCAATATCCAAATAAGCATAGACCCAAAAGTAGGAATTGAAATAAAGAATGATAGTAAACAGGTTTTTTATATTGATACTTCTGGTAATTTAATAATGGATGGTATACAAAAAATAACTAAAGGTGGAAAAGTATTAATAGAAAATACTTTTAATGAATATGGGGGCATTAAAAATGTATATGATATAGATGGCAATTTAGTCCTTAAAATTGGTGTTGAAGCTGGAAGTAGTGATAATGTAGGAGCTACTTTAATTGGCTATAACAAAGGATTTGATAAGCCACGTTTTAAACTAGGTATAGCAAAGAATGGGGATTTTGGGGTATTAGAATTATTAAACAAGGATGGACAAGTGAAAGCTGAAATAAATGCAGATGATGGAAAAGGTAATGGAGTAGTTTTTATTGTTAATTCTAATGGAGTGAAACAAAGATTAGCAACAGAGCTATATGTACAAGAGCATATGACAACTACAGGAGGTGGTGCATAATGTCGGTTGATGTAAGTAAGGAATGTGATTTTATTAACCAAGCCATAAAAGGTGGAGAAGTAAGAAAAAGCCTTTCTGGCGGAATACAAAAAATTGCAGACGAGGTTAATAAGTATGAAGATGCTCAAAATCAAGAACAGACAGATTTTGAAAATGCTCAGAAGAGGGAGCAATCAAATTATGAAACTAAGATAGATGTTGAATTTGATAATTATAAATCTGATTTGATTAAACAAGAAAATGATTTTGAAGATGCGCAAGAAAAAGAACAATCTGATTATGAAGCTAAAATGGATGATAAGTGGTCTGGTTATAAAAAAACTATGGACAGTGATGAAGTAATTAGAGAGCAAAATGAAGATGCCAGGCAGTCCAGTGAGCAAAAAAGGGAGGCTGACGAAACTACTCGGCAGAGCAACGAAACTACTAGAAAACAAAATGAAATAGTTAGGCAGGACAATGAAGCTACTAGAATTCAAAATGAGACAGCTAGGGAAATAGCTTTTGCAGGTATGCAGCATGTAGATGCTAACTTAGAATTATCTGCAGCTAGGGGAACCTTTGACAATTTAAATGATAGGTTGAATTATTCCGAGGGTGAAACTCTAGTAAATAAAGAGCTTATAACAATTCCACATAATACTAATTCTTATCCTAATGTGCGTTGTATTTGTACTAGTTATGGTGCAGGAGTAGGCGGAGCTGGTGAAGGACCTGCGGGAGGTACAGAGAGTTATTTAGTTAATGCAAAAATAGGTTATCCAGATACTAATAATGTAAAGATTTATGTACCTGCAAACTATTTAATCAGAAGTCCTGTGTTGCAACAAATAAATAACAGAAAATACATTTTAGCTTCTAGTGATAAAACAGAAACTAAAAGTATGTTAATAAATTTAATGGAGGTGGCTTAGATGGAAGACTTAATTAAAGGCGAAGCAGATTGGCATAACAAGGTAAATAGTAATTTTCGTGAACTTGCTGAAAAGGCTGGAGTAGTTGTAACTGAAGAAGATATTCCGGTTGCTGAAAGGAAAAAGGGTGCGGTTTATTTTGTAGTTACAGACCAGGCACCAACAACAAATGAAACTATAAAAGTAAGCCCTACTATGGGCGTAAAAACAGTATAGGAGGTAATATTATATGGCTGATACATTAATACAAATACAGTTACTAGATTCCACTACAGGAGAAGTGGTTTCTGATGCTTTTCCATTAACACAGGCCAAAGGAGTAAAACTTGCTAATGGACAGGATTTAGAAACATATCTATCAAGTTTAGTTCTTCAAAAAGGAGATACAGGAGCAACAGGAGCTAAGGGTACAGATGGAAAGACTATATGGAATGGCACAAGTGATCCAACTTCCAGCACTGGAACGGATGGAGACTTTTATATAAATACAAATTCACATAAGATTTTTGGACCTAAAGCAAGTGGATTATGGCCAACAGGAGTTAGTATTATTGGACCTCAAGGAATTCAAGGAGTGCAAGGTACGAAAGGCGACACAGGAGCAACTGGGCCAACTGGACCTACAGGTTCACAAGGAGCTAAAGGGGATAAAGGAGACCCAGGAGATACTTTAAAGTATGGGACAAATTATAGTACAGCAAGTAGTGTTAAATTATTTTTCAAACAGGTGTAGGAGGTGAGGTAAATGGCAGAGGAAAGGACTATACAGATACAAGATGATTCAGGAAATGTTTATTATCCACAAACAAAATCATCCTCAGTATTTATGGGTGATGGAAAATCCATTGATTCACACTTAGGGGATGCTACTGCTTTAAAAACTTCTGCTAAAGATAGTTTTGTAAATGCTATAAATGAGGTTTTTCAATCTGGCACTAACGTAAAATCTAATACGATTAGTGCCGTAAACAGCAAAGGAGGTAATTTAAGTACTAGTGCTACATGGGATGATGTAATAAATGCTATAAAAGCTATAGCAAAAGGACAGGGAAATGCGGTAGAAAGTCAAGTATTAGGTGGAGCTACTTTTTCTAATTCAGATGGAAAACTTAGGACTGGTTCTATGTCTAATAATGGAGCTATAAGTGGAACTATTACAAATCAAGGACAATCTATAAGTATTCCAGAAGGTTATACAAAAGGTGGAAGCATTATAGCTAAATTTGCTAATTTAATTGCTAGTAATATAAAAAAGGATGTAAATATAGGTAGTATTATTGGTACTTTAGATATAGAAAATCTAGGTGGTAGAAAATGGGCAAGTGGGAGTGCATCTGTAGACTACAAGGGACAATATATAGAAGTTACAGGATTAAATTTTAAGCCTTTAGTTATTTATACTTATACTTCTACATCATTGTATGGTGTAGGAGATTATGGCATGGAAGGATATCTAGAAACTGTATATATAGATTTCTCCAGTGTTGGTGTAAAACCAACAAAACTAACCGTACTAGTAAATGATGGGTTAATGTCTAATCATGTAGAATTTAAAATCTGTAATATAGATGGAAGTACGTATCATGTGGATGGTAATGGATTTAAATTGCCTAGTTGTGTTGGTAATTGGATAGCAATAGGATAAGGAGGTATTGTAAATGCAACAAATAGGAAGAAGAATATATTATGATAAAAATACAGGAAATGTATTATTGAATACAGGAGAAATGCAAGGGGCTGATGATGCTTTAAAAGAAACTACAATAGACGAAGACTTTCAGACATATAAAGTTCTATCTCAAAGAAATAAGGATAGTGTAGGGGTAATCCAATTAGAATATGGACAATTAAATAATAAATTTAGCACGTGCACAGGGTATAGCATAGATACAACTAAAAATCCTATAGATGCAAGTGCTATTATTTTTACATTTACAACTCCTGATGCTTCACTTCAGGAAGTTAAGCAGGCTAAAATAAATGAATTAAGTCAAGATTGCCAGAATAAAATAGTAGAAGGCTTTACTTCCACAGCTTATCAAAATACAAGTAAAGTTTATGATAGTTCTTTAGAAGACCAGTCAAATATAACAGGAAACGCCCTTAGTGCCGTATCAAAAGTGGCAGGAGTAAAGGAGTGTCAGCAAGATAAGTTTTATTATCACGCAAGGGGAGAAGAATTTATTGAGTGGACAGCAAATGAATGTTTGCAATTAGCTAGAGATTTTAAAACTTTCAAAGAACAGCAGCTTATAAAAAATAAGCAACTACAAGCTTATGTAAATACTTTAATTACAGTGGAGGAGGTTCAAAAGGTAACATGGGATACAGTAATTCCAACAGCTTAAAAAATAAAATATATAAAGACCTGATTTTAATATTTATTATGGGTGCTCTGTATATGGTACTAGAAGGTTTATGGCGCGGATGGACACATATAAGTATGTTGGTAGTTGGTGGATTAGCTGCTTTCTTTATAGGGAAGTTAAATGAACATCCCAAATTCTATGATAAGAAAATGTGGCAGGAGTGTTTGATAGGTACTATCATAGCTCTAGTACTAGAATTTACAAGTGGGATGATTTTAAATGTGTGGCTAGGTTTAGATATATGGGATTATTCTAATGAGCCTTTTAACTTATATGGACAGATATGTTTGCCTTATGCTGTGATGTGGTTTTTCCTAGTACCATTTGCTATATATGTTGATGATTATTTAAGATATAAGTTATTTGAAGAGAAGAAGCCAGCAGGATTATTGAAAAATTATAAAGATTTATTTACATGTAATTAAATGTAGCAGAAAAATGTTCAATAATTACAGGGAAGGATAGCGTTAATTAAAGAATAGTGTAAATATATAGAGGAATTATAAACCTTTTATAGAATAAATAGTATTTGGAGGTGAATAAAATGACTCAAATTCAAATACTTAAAGTAAAAACAATTCGAAACAGGCACAGCACACTGGAGGTATCAGGATATATTGGACAAAATAGATTCTATGGATATTTAGAGGGAGTATGCTTAACTATTAGCACCCCTCATCCATTAAATTCAAAACAAGTAGAAAATTTTGAAGAAAAATTACAAGAATTATTTCCAGTGTCATATGATGGAAAGTTTAAGAAAAAAGAAATTGACTTAATAATGAAAGACGCACCATTTATATTTAGCGTCTAGCGTAGGATTTAAACCATCTTAAAAAGGTGGTTTAAATCGTTTGTGAATTATTTTACAGACTAAATGTAAAGCAAAATAAGGATTAGAAATAGTCTTTTTTAATTTTATTTTCTAAAAAAGGAAAACATTATTTTATGTAGAAGTAATTAATAAGAGGGGAGGAATTTAAATGGATCCAGTAGTAGAACAAGGACTAAAAGCTATTAAAGGCAGGATTAATATATCAACTGGTTTTGTAGATCAAAGAGATAAAGGAAGTGCAATAGAACTTTTAAGGAAGCTTCATGAATCAGGATATAGATTAAATTCAAATGAAATTGTGGCTTGGGCATCAAACAACGAATTTCAATCTAAATATGCTCAACAATTAGGGGATTTCGTAGAAGGTGTTAATGCCGGAAAAAGGTATAGAATAGGAAAGAAGCCCTATTGGAAAGAAGATATTGTAGATACATTAAAAGAACGAAGCGAAAGAATATAGTATATATTTAAGTAAAAGAGGTTTGGAGAAATTCCAGACTCTTTTTTATACCATAAAATAATCATAATAAAGAGGAAATATATTTTTTATGTAGAATCATACATAAAAAGGAGAGTGAGATTAATATGGTGATTACCAATATTGTTCCATGCATAAAAATTGTAAAAGAAGACAGTATGAGTGGATGTGACCTGTATATTGAATTGGGAGATCTTGTTAAAATTAAAGATCACAAGGATAAATTAATTATAGGAAAATTGTCATTTATAGAATTAGGAAAAGATGAATCAGAGGATGATATTATATATATTTCTACTGATAATGAAACAATAATTAATATAGGGACAAGCTATATAAAAGACATAGATATCATACATGAATAATAAATAGCTTCTAGTGTAATCTAGGGGCTTTTTTAATATTACAATTTAGGAGGTGTGACATGGAAAATGAAATACTCAAAATTGCAATTAATCAAGGATTATGGGCGGTGCTATTCGTAGTACTGCTTTTTTATATTCTAAAAGAACAGGAAAAGAGGGATAAGAAAGCAGAGAAAAGAGAGGAAAAATACCAGGATATAATTTCAAAACTTACAGATAAATTTAATATCTTAGAGGATGTTAAAAAAGATGTGGCAGAGGTAAAGGAAAAAATATTTAAATAGGAGGTCTTATAATGCTGAAGGGAATCGATGTATACGAGGGTGACAATATTTCAGATTGGGATTTAATCAAAAGAAATTATGATGTAGTAATTCAAAAAGCTACTCAAGGAACTGGGCATATCGACAGACTTTTAAGTTACAGATATCCCAAAATTAAAAATGCAGGACTAAAAATTGGATTTTATCATTTTGCTCAATATAATTCTAAGAATCCAATTGATGAAGCTCAGCATTTTTTAAATGCTATAAAAGGATTAGAAAGTGACACCGTTCTGTTTTTAGATATAGAAATAGAGGATAAATGGGACAAACAGATTGCCATAAATTTTGCTAATGCTTTTATTAAGTATGTGCAAAGTCAAGGTTATAGCATTGGTATTTATACAGGCTACTATTTCTATAAGGATTACCTGGGAGGGAATATACCTCAGGTACCTTTATGGATTGCAAGTTATGGAAAACAGCCACCTACTTATCCAGAAGATTCATGGCAATACTCAGAGAATGGCAGAATTTTAGGAGCAATAGGATACGTTGATTTAAACTATTTCAATGAAAATATATTGAACGGAGGAACAAAAAAAGTGAAAAATATAGTATGTATAAATAACAGTGTTGATGAAAGGGCAGCTGGATATTTAGCTGATTATTTACAGTGCCCCATTATAAATAATACTCTTGTAAAATTTGATTATAGTTGTGTAGAGAATGTATATTGTGTGGGCGGTGGGCAATTTACAGATCATGCAAAACAAATAATAAAAGGTGTTACCCGATATGATACTTGCCAAGCTGTATTAGATTTTATTAAAAATGGAGGTAAATAATTATGGATATCAATATAATAACTAGTTTAGTAAGTGTAATGGTTGGTGGGGCTATAGGATGTATATCTCCTAAAATTAAATTTAACAAAAATATAGAGGGCAATATTAATACAGGGTTAGCTGAGGCTGACAATTTAATAAGTACAGCAAAACTTATAGCTCCTAATTCTAAAGCTGTAAATGTTATTGATTTTATAGAAAAGAGAGCTGAAAAAGAAGTTCAAAATGTTGAACAATTAGCTCATACAGGAGATTTGCAATCAAATGAGGAAAAGTTCAAAACTGCACAGGATGGCGTATATAATTCATTAGAATTAATTGGGATTAAATCAGATGATAAATGGAGAAAAGTTATTGACGATAGTATTCAAAGTGCTGTAAATCAATTAGGACATAAAGCAGTTCCAGAAATTGAAAAAGATAAGAAAATAAATGAGTTACAGCAGCAGTTACAGGTGGTACAAGCAAGAAATAATCAATTGCAACAAACTATAGCTCAGATAAATGCAAGTACGGCTCAAACTGTAATACAAACCCAACCTGTACAAACAGTATAAAATAATTTTGCGGGAATTCAGTGTCTATAAAGCGATTTTTAGTATCTTGAATATGACATTTTATAAGAAAAGGAAAAATATTAGGCTCTGTTTTTTAAATCTTAGCTACTGTATTTTATTATAGTGGCCTTTGCAGGCCACTATATATTTTTACTATTAGATGAACATAAGTTTAAAAATACAAAGGAGGAATTATAAATGAATAGTTTTATAGGATGGATAGGTGGAAAGAAACTGTTAAGAAAAGAAATAGTTAAAAGGTTTCCTGAAAAATTTAACAGGTATATAGAAGTATTTGGAGGAGCGGCATGGGTTTTGTTCTCAAAAGATAAGTTAGCTAATATGGAAGTGTATAATGATGTAAATAGTGACCTGGTTAATTTATTTAGATGTGTAAAATATCACTGTGGAGAATTACAGAAAGAACTTTCATTCATGTTAAATTCAAGAGAATTATTTTATGATTTTATAAATCAATATAATACTAGAGGAATGACAGATATACAAAGGGCAGCAAGATTTTTTATGCTAATTAAGACAAGCTATGGAAGTAATTTAGAGTCTTACGGTTGTGTTAAAAAAGATATTAATATAATGACTAAATATCTTACAGATATTCAAGAGAGACTTTCAGGAGTAGTTATTGAAAATAAAGATTTTCAAAATTTACTCAAGGTATATGATAAAGAAGAGGCACTTATATATTTAGATCCTCCATACTATGGCACTGAAAGGTACTATCAGGCTAAGTTTTCAGAAGAGGATCATATGAGACTATGTGATTGCTTAAAGAATGTAAAAGGAAAATTCATTCTTTCATATAATAATTGCGAATTTGTAAGAGATTTATACAAAAGTTTTAATATAGATGAGGTTGCAAGAAATCATAATCTTACAGGTAGGTACAAAAATAAAGATCATAAATATAATGAATTAATCATTAGAAATTATTAATGTATATATAAAAATAATATCCTAGGGTGGTATAAAAATTACTCTAGGATTTATTTTTATATTTAAGAGGGTTTAAAGCAAATGTTAGATGTGTAGTATTAAATGGTAAACAATATTATTATTGCAAAAAAGGTATACTTTTGTCGAACTTATTGAATCTCTTAGAAGCATGTCCTATACTAAAGAAAATATCGCTAACTTTATAACTGAACTTGTCTAAATTGGTAGCTTAAACAAAAACAAGTGTTGATAGAAATATAAGATCAATTTTATGAAGCTATAAGTCTAACATTAAAGTTAACGTTTTATAGAGAACTTATAACAAATTATGTACTTTCAAATTAAGCATTATTACTAATAATGTTTTTGAAAGTGCAAGAAGTTTATTTATGCTTGGAGGGCTTTTTATGGAGATAAAAGATATTATAGTAAAATCAGATTTTATGAACTTGACTAATTTAGAAATTAATAAAATATTAGAAATACTAGATATAGAATTAAATGATGGTGAGGATCCTAGAGAACGTTTATTTAATAATTTAAACTTAATATTTAAAGATGATAAATCTAAAAATATATTATTAGATAAGATTTTTGCAGGAAGAAAATCAGTTAAATGGTTTAAAATTATCTATAAAGAGGAAGGTAACGATATAAAGAAATATAAAAAGTTGTTAATTAAAAAGATAGAATCTGATAAATGTTGTTTTAACAAAAGTATACATATAAGTACTCAAGATTTAGAGAGTCCTAAATTGTACACCTGTATTAAGTTAAAGAATAATAAATACATAATGAGATTTATGGTTCCATCGGGTGTTAGAACGTATAATAATGGTGAACAATATTCCAAATTTAAAAATATAGTTAATGTTATTGCGATAATAGATTTTGACAATATGTATTTAGAGGTAAGAACTAATTCAAAGGATGCAAAATTAATATCAAGTCAGTTAAGTGATAAATTTAACTTAATTCGTATTGATGACTTAAATATACTAAAAAATTATACCGGGTCATTAGAGAAATTTAAGGATTCTTTAAATAATGGAAATTTTGCTCAATCTATATCTATACCAGATGAAAATTTAAAGCTAACGGAAGAAAATAATGAATTATTAGTTAATATGTTAATAATAATTGATGATTATTTTAAGGATAAGAATCTGAAGAAATTTGTAGATAAAATTAAAAATTTAGATATTGATACTGATGGAACTCCGTTTACTCAATTATTACTTGCGGGTATGGCGAGTATAGGCTTAAAAATAAGGAAGGATTCCCAAGAAGATTTGTCTAAGCAAACTTTGTATAATATATTAAAAAATTATATAACAAATTATTCAGGATTAATAAGATTCTCTAGTTTGGATGGAAAGGACATATATACAATATCTGTTGGATTAAAAACGCATTCTATATTTTTTAAGTCGTCAGTTAACGAAAAAATTATAACATATATAAGAGGAAAAGTGATATAATAAATAAAAAGGAGGAGACTGTGCAGTGAGTAAATTTGAAATAGATTCTTATGTTGAAAAATTAGCAATGAATAAAAATGTGCAAAGTTTTTATCCAGTAGCTATTTCTAAGGCACTAAATCTCCAACTTAATTTAGTTTTAGAAAGACTAAATGAATTAGTTTCAATAGGGTATTTAAAATTAAAATTTGAAATAAAATGTGACTGTAATTTTGATACAATTGAAATTGTAGAGGATTATACAAAGTATTTGGGGCAAGAAGTATATTGTGAGGATTGTGGTACAGATGTAAAAATCACATTAGAAAATATATTCCCTATATATTATATAGAAGATGATTATCGTGAATGCGTAAAAAAAAAGAAACAGCATAATACAAAAGAAAATGGCCATTATGTAACTAATGAATCAAATGATAAAAATTGTGCTATTAGTATGGAAAATTTATTAGTAGAGTATTTTAAAGAACAAGGGTCTTATATAGAAAAAAGTAAATATGGGAATATAAGCGAAGATAATAAAGTGCTGGGTGAAATAGCATCTATGTTATCTATAATTCAAGATAAAGAGATTTTAGGGGAATTAAGTTTAATAAATGAATCAATAAAATCATTAGATAATAACCAAAATGCTAATGCAACTAAAAATAGTATATTTCAACGAGTAGTTGATAAAGCTGATACTATTGGGAAGGTTCATAAAGGTTGTCAAGGTATAAATGCTGCTTATAGTGGATTATTAGCAGTGATACATTATGCTTCAGGAAAGTGGACAGCTATAGGACCATATATTAAGCCTATAAAAACATTTATAGAAAATATGATTCAGTTAAAATAA